GCCTTCGTGCCAGTAGTCTGGATCGAAATATATCCAGAAATCAGGCGTGTTTTTGTAACCTCCCCCATGAGGGCCGCGAGGTTGGTGATCTCTGAATAGGTATCAGTAATGCAATCGAGCGTAACCTCGTATACTTTCGTCCCCTCACGCCGCTCTGAGAGGACTTGCCGGGATGTGATCGGCAGGCCGTTAAAAGTGTTTGAGATCGTCATTGGTTCCGGATCCCCTGCGATGTCCGCAGTTGTGAGAGATAATTCTCAAAACTCTTATCGCCGTTCAGGTAGATGTTGCCGGAAATTGTGATGGTGCCTGCCGCTTGAGCTTGCGCTGCCGTATATTCGGATGTGCCCTTAACATATTCCGGAGCGATCCCTTTTTGGAGGCTGTTATACGTACCGGCAGCGGTCCGTGCATCATAAACATCAGATGCGTAATCTTTTGTCAATGAGATCCTATTCCGATTGTATCCCCTCAGTATCTCGCGGGCCGCTGCAACATCCGTTCCGGCGTTCTGGAGATCTTCGTACGCAGTGTCCTCCAAATCGGCGAGAGATTGTTTAGATTCAGTAACGCCTTCGATTGCCTCTTTATAATTCTTGTATGCCTCGGTCTTGGCGTCAATCATCTGTTTTTCTTCATCGCTCTTATCAGAGATTAACTTTGAGAGGTTATTTTGTGCCTCAATGAGGGCCAGAGAGGCATCCGCAATCTCTTTTGCCGTACCGCTCTTTTTGAGTTCGTCGAGTTTTGACTGAAGCGCCGGGATCGTATAATCGGTGAGGTTCTTGATCTCCGCTTGTCTTAAGGAGAGTCCCGCAAAGGGATCTCCTGCGGAACCCTCGGGTTGGGCAATCTTTTTCCCGTAATAATCGGCACCACCGGTGATGCCTTTCACGGGGTTGGTCAGACCCTCGATTATATTACGTACCGGATTATATTTCTCAAGTTGCTCGAAGATTGCCAACGCCTTCCCGCCGTAAATGACGAGCGTTCCGGTGAATTTATCCATCCGGATTTTGGCCTCTTCCATGTCGTCGAGTTCTTTCTGTGAAAAGATCGGGGCTTTTTTTATCTCGTCCCGCTTCTCAATATACGTCTCCATATACGGGATGAGCTCTTTCCAAGATTTCCCGTACAGTGCATTGGCGAGCCCGGCCCGAGTGGTCTCATCCTTCACGTCCATTATCGCTTCTGAGACCTCGTCAAACACATCAGCAGGTGATTTGCCTGTGGGATCGACGCCGAGCGTCCGGAACGCTTTGGCCTGAGACGAGGTGGAATCTTTTGCCGCTTCCATTGCGAGTGCGAGGTTGTTGACACCGAACGTAACCTTTGAGAATTCTGTATTCGACAACAGGGAGGCGTATTTCATCTGCTGTAGTTTCTCGGAGGTTGCACCGGTTTGTAGTGAGAGGTCATTGATCTCGTCTGCCAATGCCCCATATTTTTCAATTGAGGCGTAAATAGCGTAGCCTGCTGCCGTTGCCGATCCTGCCAAAAGCAGGAGGTCGGTGTTAAGCGCTTTTGCCGAGGTGGACGTTGTTTTAACGCTTTTATCTGTCTGATCGAGTCCCCTGTTCACCTCCTCGTTTCCTTTTTTGAATCCAGACGTATCCGAGAGAAATTCAATAACCAGACTACCCAACTTCATTTTAGATCACCCGAACGCTGCCGATAACAGGGCCTTTTGTTCCTCAGCGGTCTGCACTTTGACCGGTTCCCCGGTCCTGACGAAATCTGATGGCGTCCACGTCCCACCGGTCTTTTTTTGCACGTGGCAATTTGCGATAGTGGCACAGATCATGCCGGTCCGGTGATTATCGGCCATGCCTTTCTGTGCCAGCATAAGATTGAACTCCCGGGGTGTGATCCCGTAAAATTCAGAGATTGTTAAATCGAGTTTCCCGATCGCCTCTTTTTCCATATCCTCGACGGTTTCCGCCAAGGTTTTCGATTCGCCCTCAGTACCGGGTGTTTTTGTCTCGATTGAGATCCAGTTATCGAGCGTCAGCGCATCGGTGATCTTTTTCCAGTATCCAACCAACGTCACCACATTTTGGCAGGCTCCGTCCTCCACGAGCATCATTCCCGCCTCCTCGTAGGTCACGCCCTCGTGCGCGAGCCCGGAGTAAAGCATCAGGTGACAGGTCGGAATATCGGCCTCCATATCAAAGATCGAGAAGAATCCCTCCGGTAAAATATGATCGATATCGGTAACGATGCCGAACGGATACCGGAGGTGGTGCAGATCAGTCCCGATCTTGATAGGTGTGGAGTACATAGTCAGGAAAAGTATTATGTGGTCGACGATGCCCATCCAACGGGTTTTCCGGTGGGTTTGATGGCGCCTGCGAAGATGATTTTATCCTCGAACGGAACCGTCGGAGTCCATTCGGTCATGAAACCGTCACCGTATAGCGTGTTGTTCGAACTGGTGCCGGCCATCGTGATTTTCCAGCCGATGCGGGTTCCATTATCCATCGCCTCTTTGACGAGAGAGTTGTGCTGCGCATTGGTCGACAGGTAGATAGCTGTGAACGATGTCGGACCGGTCCGGGTAATGCCCTGGGGCATGCATTGATCGTATCCATCAGTAGTGCCATGATTGGACATGTCGATCGTGCCTTTCGTGTGCGGTGGGGGTACGATCGTAAGAATCCCCGCCATATCCGTGAATGTCCCTGAGCTCCCATTTGATGAGAATGAGAAGATCGAGGGGTATCCATTCCTGCCATTTATGAGTGTTGACATTGTTTTTTACCTCCTAATTTGTTGAATACTCGACATCATAATTCGTAACGCAGTACCCGCGCCCGATATCATCTTTTCCTAGATACTCGGGCTCCCCGAGTGCCTTAATCAGGGAAAACTTGATTGTCGTCGTTGTTGACGTGGGATAACTGAGCTCGTGCGCATGGTCGAGTCGTGTTCGTATGTCAATGCTTTTCTGATATCCGCCATCCGCTGATGTGGAATAAACTGCGATGTTGAGCCGGGGATGCCGGATACTCGCCTGGTCCATGGTCCAATCGGGTGCTGTACCAGCGTACGGATAGAGCACTATGAGCGATGTGGTGGACCCGGGTAGATTATTGAGGTAGATTGTTTTCGGAGCGGTACTGGTTGCAGTCCACACCCCGATACCAGCGGTTGAACTCCCGAGATATTGTCCCAGGTACTCGATCCAGAGAGTCATGCGAATCTCCCTACAAGGTGTCCGACACTGGCGATGTTTGCCGCGGCAAATGCCCGTTGCGCTGCTTCATAATCCCTTCTTACGGCATAAGGAGAACTAAACTCCATCCGCTCATTTACGCCCTGCAGGATCATCTCCAATCTCCGGATCATCGCAGTTGCAAATCGAGGGATCCCGCGGTTGATTGGGTCTTCGAGATATTTCCATTTCGTAGGCCAGAGGTGTCGGTACTCCGGAGTCTCGTGTTGGATTGCGGCATATGACTGATCGTAGCTGAATCTGATTATGAAGGAATCACCCTCGAAGATTGGACCCTCTACTAGTGCAGTATCCCGTAAATGAGGTGTACCATCTGAATGGGGATTGTCGAAATCATAAGGACATTCTGCCTGTGATTCCATCATCCTATCATCTCCCCATTCTCTCGCCGCTTGTCCGAATTGTTTCGGAGCCTTCATGAGGTTCCGAAGATTGGCACGGATATTCTCCATTCCCGAAATTCTTATGACAAGCGGCCCTTCGTTCATCACTGCCTCCAAAATGCAATTGCAATACCTATGATTGAGATGGTGGTAGAGATGCCAGCCACAATCGCACCATCACGGCCAAACCATTTCATCTGGGTATCTTGAAGATTTCTGATCCGTGTTTCGTGGTCCTCCTGACAGATGAGAAGATTATCAATCTTCCCATCGATTCTCATAAGCCACTCTCGATCTGTTTGCGGTTCGTCTGCGCTCAAGTGTAGATCTCCGTTACAAGATTATTTCCAGTGTCAAAATCCGGAGTACTTCCAACATTCAAGACAACTGGCTGCGTTCCATCAGGCAATGTGATTTTAGATTCAGGATCGAGTGTGACCTCACCCGGCAAAAGGATCTGACATGATGAAACCACTTGGTTTCCTGATCGGTCACGAACCATTTTGTTTTGCTGGATTACGATCGCCGAATACGTGGTTGCGGTACCCGTAGATGGATTCCCAAAATCATCGTACGCTCCAGGAGTTTCAATACTGATACTCTGATGAGCCCACCCAGGAACAATATCTCCAAGTCCGTTCATCTCATCACCGGCCTACGGAACGGTTTTAGCATTCGTGCGACTTGAAGGGGAATGCCATCCTGCGTATATGAGCGTGAGAGTGGACCTGCAGATTCTGAGGCGATGCCAGGTTTTACAATCATTGTCCCCTGCACAAGCTGAGCGACGGCAACTTGGGCGGGCTTCCGGTTTCCGGAGAGGTCGATAAAGGCAAAGTCAATCAGGACATTTGCCCCAGTACTGAGTCCGTCTGTTGAATCTGATAGGTTGACAATGGTCCCGGCTTCATAATCAATCTCATAATCCCTATCCTCTGCGTACTGCTTGCTTTGATCAGTACTCCACACGTGCACCGTATCGCGGGAGATCCACGGGTACGGTGCGGTTGTGCTGGTGCTGGCAACGTTGGTGATGAACACGGCAGAGCTGGAAGCCGTCAGAGCGATCGGCACATCATCGCGGTGATAGATATACCGGCTTAACCCGTAATTGCAGTACTCATCCGCAAATGCAGCGGAAGGGTAGAGCAGCATGGAGATCTGGTTATCGTTAGCCGTAGAGGTGATCCCGAGAAGGGCTTTTACATCGCTGGTCTGCATTGCCGCCATTGAACCCCCTTAATGGATAAATTTGGAATCTCCATTCGACCAGACGCGGGAAAGATCTGATACTGTCCCGATCTGGGCCTCCGCATGATTGTAGAGCCGGGTGAGTTCTGTGATCTGCTGCTGGTATGCCTGCATACGCGCCCGCGCATCTTCGGAAATTTTCCGCATTTTGTTTTCAAACGCCTTTTGCGGTTTCTCTTCCCAGGCATACAGGAACGTTGTTTTGCAGAGATCCGAGGCGTCCGGAATGTACACCTTTACACCCATACCCTCAGCGATCCCGATCCAGTACTCGCAGCTGGGGCGTTGGGCGATATACTCATCGCCAACAGCCATATCAACGCCGTAAATGTGGATCTCATCCCACTGGTGTCCGCAGACCAACCCCTCATAAACAGCATATGCGATCATGAAGGAGATCGAGTTCGTGAAGTACCGGGCGCCCGTTAATCCTCGGGCCGCATAGGTCCGGAGCATTTCCTCAAGAGGGAACCGGACCGACCGGGGAACGTTCGGATTAACATCCTGCATGTACACCGGGCAGGCAAGTTTTGCGAGTCCGGAGATCCCCATGTGATCGAGTGATGATTCGGGGATATTGGTTTTGCGTGCGGCGTTTGAGGTCCGACCGGCAACAACATCCGTCTCAATGTTCTCAACGGTGTGGATGTCGAACCAACGGGTATAATTCGGGATGGTCCGGTGCAGGTCGTTCAAGCCCCATATTTCCCATGAGGGATCGGTGAATGGCGCCTGATCGCGGGTAGGTGCAAATCCGACAATAGCAAGTTTCTTCTTCTCGATCTTGCTGTCGATACGGACCTGCTCAAAACCCTTAGCAATGAGAAGCCACGGGGGAGTTTCAGGAGAGGATGCGTTCGGTACTTCGGTGCTCTGTGTTGTTTCAGGGATAATTTCAGACTCTACCATATTATCAGCGAGGGAAAAAGAGGTTGTTACCCGTGAGATTACGGGAGTTCAAAGGCCTGGATGTTGCAGGCTGCGAAGTGGACGCCGGTGCTGTCGAGGAAATCGCTGCCGGTTGCAGTTGAGAGGTCGAAGATGCATTCGAGGAACGGCTGCTTTGCATCGATGCCGTTGCTTGATGCGGCCATTACGTGACCGTACCGGGCGGACTCGAACGGGCCGAATGTGACCATTGCGATCTGTGCCGTGGTGAGTTCAACCGATGATGTGCTCTCGATAGTCTTCCACCCGCTTGCCGCAGTAGATGTGCCGATTCCGGTGCCAGGTGCCCTCCATGCGAGCTTGTCGGTGCTCGGGGGGTTGCGCAGGTGAATTGCAGGGTATCCGATGGTAGAGTTTTCTGCGTATGTGGCTACGATGAGCATTTTGCCATCGGGGCGGTTGAAGGGAATCCGGACAACATCGCCCGCGGTGGAGAGCCGGATCCCGCCCGGGAATGCCTGCGCCCGCATCATAGCGGTGGAACCGGCAATGTTCGTGGTCTGGGTGATCACCCGATCACGGTATAACAGGATCGGGTCAAGTTCAGTGGTAGTGGCTGCCATGATTACGTGCTCCTGGTCTCGATAGTCACGAGAGCCTTGGGCTTTACGACCTTCATACCGTAGACATGCAGGCCCTTGACTGCGTCAGCGAACGCTCCTTCGGGGGAGTATGCAACGGTCTTGACGATCTGATCGGCGAAGGTGATCGCTTCCTGCGTGCCGAACATGCACTCATGGACCGGGTTTGATGCGGTGTGGGTGCTGCCGGTGGCGAGGTTGTTGCTGCCGAAGATATCGAACCCGAGATAACGCCCGATGTACCCATTCCCAAAGAGTTCGGGGTTCATGCCCTGGGTCATAAGGACATTCTGCTTTACGAGCTGTGCCTCAACATACGGGCTGATATACGCCCGGCGCCCGGCCTTCGGGCAGTTCATTTCACTCAGGAGCTGTGCTGCACGCCCGAACATATCGAGAACGCCGTGATCTGAGCTCGCCAGCGTGATCGACACGTAGGTTGATGCACCGGCCTGAGTGTAGAGATTGGCGATCCGGCTGTCGGCGGTTTCTGCCATTGCCTGAGCCGCATTGGTGATGCCCGCGCCCATCACATTGCCCTTTGCCTGCGCCGTGTCGATGTTATCAACGGAGAACGCGAAGTAGTCCGCTTGATCGATCACGAGTGTGGTCTGTGCATCGTTGAGCTGCTCAACGGTGAGGTTGGAAGTGCTGTTCTTGGTATATGACCGAACAGTGACCGGTCCGACCATATTGATCTTAACCGTGTCACCCTGCCCAGTGATCTCGCCCTCGTAGTTCTGGTTGCAGAACCCACCGAGGATGGTCTCCTTCTGGAAATCGGTGAATACCTGACCCGACCAGATCGTCGGGATGAATCTGTCAACTGTCATTTTTGTGTATCCTCGTTATTTTGGTTACTTGACCCTGTCTTCACGCGCTGCCGCCTGAAGTTCGGCCATGATTGACTCCCGCTCTTTCTGCGAGGTGGTGGGTGACATCACCTGCTTGGAGAGGGCATCAACTTCGGCCCGGGTATAGGATCTCTTACCCGCTGGCGCACCATCCCCTTTCGGAGGTTCGCGCCCGTT